TCACCGACGTCCTCCTAAACGCCGAGCACCAAGTATTCCAATACATCAGTACTACTCAGTACAGCATAAACATAGCAGGTGTGTTTTCCACTGCGGTAGCTTCGGGCGGCGGTGCGGCTATTATTGCGAGCTACCAAGTAAACACAGGGTTGGATATTTATGTTATAGGTTTGGGGTGGGGTGCAGACCCTTGGGGTTTAGGTGGGTGGGGAGACCCCGGTTTAGCGGGTGTTGGTCAGCAATTACGCTTATGGGCGGCGGACAATTATGGTGAGGACTTACTTATTAACCCCCGTCAAGGCTCCATATATTACTGGGATGCAACCACCGGGCTCACTGTACGGGCAAAGCTTTTAAACGACCTGTCCACAGCCGCTGGGTTTGATGGCACCTTTGTGCCCCATACAACTAATGAGATTACAAGCTCTCCTACTGAACGTTTTGCAATGGCTATGGGGGCTAACCCCTATGACCCAACAGATGCGAATACAGAGTTTGACCCTATGCTTGTTCGGTGGTCAGACCAAGAAAATGTGTATGAGTGGGTGCCAGCTATTACCAATCAGTCTGGTGAGTTTAGGCTCTCGAATGGTTCTTACATAGTTAGTTCAGATACAACCCGCCAAGAGACGCTAATTTGGACTGATTCTGCGTTGTATTCAGCACAGTACTTAGGTCCGCCATTCGTTTGGGGCTTTACCATGCTGGCGAGTAACATCTCAGTAATATCGCCCAATGCCATGATTACGGCAAATAATATCACCTACTGGATGGGTGTTGATAAGTTCTATATTTATTCTGGTAGAACCGAAACGCTTCAATGTGCCTTACGCCAGTATATATTTTCTGATATTAACAAAGACCAAGGGTACCAAGTATTCGCGGGCACTAATGAAGGATATAACGAGATATGGTGGTTTTATTGTTCGGGTCAGTCTACAACGATTAATAAATATGTTGTGTTTAACTACGCCGAAGACATTTGGTACTATGGCTCCCTTGCCCGCACTGCGTGGCTAGACTCGTCACTTAGGGAATACCCTATGGCGACTAATTATGAAAACCGTATTATTTACCAAGAGTTAGGAACAGACGACGTAGAGGGCGAGTTTCCCGTAGCAGTTACTGCCTTCATTCAGTCTGCTGACTTTGATATTGGGGACGGGGATAAGTTTGCTTTTGTATGGCGCATACTGCCTGATGTTAATTTTACAGGCTCAAACGTGGACAAACCCTCGGTCACAATGACACTTAAACCGAGACGTAATGCGGGTGCGCCCTACAGCCCTGCGGATGCACCTACTATTGCCAGTAAAGATAATTACACGGGCGGTAGACAATACAATATCCAAGAATTTGATGGGCAGGTGAATACAAGAATTCGTGGGCGACAGATGGCTCTGCGGGTTGAGTCTACTGGTCTAGGGGTTACGTGGCAGTTAGGCGACATTAGAATCGATGTTAAACCTGATGGATCGAGGTGACCTAGATATGAGCACAGGAACAACAACTTCGCCTAACCTGCCCGTGGCACCGGCAGAATATAGTTCTCGATATCAAGATCAGCTTAATAACGTCTTACGCTTGTATTTTGCACAACTAGACAACCCCGGTCCTTCCGTTATGTCTACACAGAAAACTACCGCTAGAATTATTTCCGCATTGAACTTTAGTACATTGCTCAACGGCGTTCAGACCATAAGCCTTCCAACACAAGCAGACCTAGCTAATTTACGTGTAGGTGATTTATATTATGATACATCGGCGGGTAATGCCTTAAAGGTAAAAGTGTGACCAAAACATACTATAAATTATTGCTGTAAACCCCTGAAAATGTTACGATTGGCTTACTTACGAGACCCTGAAAAATTATGAATATTGAGGCCCTCAAAAAAGACCCTAAATACTCGTCTGTAGACCATCCATATTTGGAGTTTGCGGAAGTAGATGATATCTGGGTACGCGCATACGCTATGGAAAAATCCGAGAGTATTGCAGAGCAACATGTGCACGTACATGACCATATGACTTTGGTTTCACGCGGTACTGTTGAAGCATGGCAGGATGGTGCGTTGTTGGGTGTTTATGTAGCCCCGGCAATTATTAAAATTTCTGCTGGTAAACAACACGCGTTTAAAGCGCTTACCGACGATGTCGTTTTTATTTGTCTACACAACTTGCGCGGCACTGGCCTAGAGTCGCCTGAAATTATGGAAGGTGCGTAACTATGCCTATTTTAACTGGTCTTGCAATCGGCGCGGCAATGGGTGGTGGTATCGCCGCCTTACAGGGTGGAGACGTTCTTAAGGGTGCCTTGCTAGGAGCCGCAGGCGGTGGCCTCGGTGGTGCATTCATGCCTGCAGTTGCAGGGGCTGGTGCAGGTGTCGCTGGTGGTGCGGGCGGTGCGAGTGGTGCCGCTGGTGCCCTTGGTGGTGCAAGTGGGGCAGGGGCTGGTGCAAGCCTTTACAGCACGGGTTTAGGTGCGGGTTTAGGTGGCTCTTCAATCCCCACAGTAGCTCAATTAGGTACTAGTGCGGCTACAGGTTCAACTTTAGGGGCTGGAATAGGTGGCACTACAATTCCTACAGTAGCGCAGTTAGGCACTAGTGCCGCTACAGGTGCAGGTGGGGCAGGAGCAAGCGGACTTACTGCACTAATGTCTCAATTTAAATACCCATTAATGGGCGGTGTTGCAGGTGGATTAATGAGTGAAACTCCTGAGCAGGCAACTATGCCTGAACAAGAGGGAGAGATTCGTCCCTATGAATACTCTGAAGAACTCAACCCTAATTTTGGTATGCCGGGCCAGCCTTACTACAGCTCACAAACATTTACCCCCAAGACACCTGTTCCTTACGAGGACTTCACAGGGTTTAAACAGGGTGGCATTGCCTATCTAGCAGAAGGTGGTGAGCCAAAATACACAACTCCAGTTCGCACAGTCAATCCTGATGTCGCCGCATATAACACTAAGATTGCAGATCAAGCCCGATATGAATACGTTGATTCACCACAGCTAGGCGCTTTCCAATCGGCTATACCTAATGCAGGTGCATACAATCCTGAAGCAGGTGCCGCATTGCAAGCTCTCCGTGCAGAGCAAGCCACCGCTCCATCAGCTCAAGCTAATCAGTTTGGTTATAGATATGACCCAGTAACAGGCGGGGTAGTGGTAGATAAGTCCAATATGCCAGCGCCTGAGCCAGAAAGTTTTGGTGGGTTTGACTCATTTAGTAATAATTATTTTGAGCCGAATGGAAACTTTAACGGGGGTAATAATAACAACGCAAACGGTGGCGCTATTAAAGAGTACGCCCAAGGTGGTATATCTTCTTTAGGTAGCTACTCAGATGGAGGCAGTCTATTAAAAGGACCCGGAGATGGGGTTAGCGATAACATACCTGCCACTATATCCGGTAAGCAACCCGCCAGACTCGCGGACGGGGAATTTGTAGTTCCGGCAAGAATTGTGTCAGAGCTAGGTAATGGCTCCACTGATGCTGGCGCCCGTCGCTTATATGAAATGATGAATAGAGTGCAAAGCAATAGGTCTAAAACGGTAGGCAAAGATAAAATTGCGGTTGACTCAAAATCGCAAAGGATGTTACCTGCATGAAACCCTCTAATGAAAAAAAACTAGAATGGTTTGGTGGCAATAAAGCGGCTTTTGATATGTACTTATTGTTTGAAGACTTGTCTCATACATGGGATGACCTGATTGATAAAGACAAAGACGTTTCTGATGCAGACATAAATAGGGCGTTTTTAAACTGCTTAGTTTACCTACAAGTAAACCCTTTTTATCGCTCTATCCAAGATCAAATTATGCCCATGTGGATTAGCGTTGTTTCCGCTTACGACACCGCCAATCTATATGAAAAAAATAAAGACGCGCATGGTATTGAAATTGCCCATGGGCTAAGATACGCCGCCGGGCACATTATTGCTTACGCAGTACATGTTTGCGTAGGGGCGGAAAAAGCAAAAGAACTGATGCCAGAAGTGTGGAAAAATATATTTTTTGAGCGGTATGAAGACTACAAAAAGGAGCATTTAAATGCTGTTTAAATTTCTTAACCCGCTGAATTTTATTAAATTTTTAACATTTAACATATCGTCTGGCGGCGGCGGTTCATCACAACCAACCGAACAGAAAGTCACTTCTTCCAGCATACCGGAATACGCACGGCCATATGTTGAGGATACTCTTGGACGAGCGCAAGCTCTAACAACTGGCAAGCCATATGAACAGTATGCTGGCCAGCGTGTTGCAGGGTTTTCCCCTATGCAGGCGCAAGCGTTTCAGAATATTGCTGGGCAACAAGTTGCACCTCAGTTAGCTGATGCGTCTAATCTCGCATCTAGTGCGGGACAGATAGGGCTGGGCGCACAAGGTAACGCTCAAGGGTTACAGCAGAATGCATTGCAATATGGCGGGCTAGGGGCTCAGTATGGTTCTCTTGGTGCAAACATGGCACCTGCCGCTAATGCGTATGGTTCAGCCGCATCTGGCTTAGGGATAGAAGCCGCACAACAGGCTCAACAGGGCTTTGGTGCAGGGCAACAATACGCTCAACAAGCTATATCTCCTGATTCAATGCAAGCGTACATGTCGCCTTACATGCAAAATGTAGTGGATTCCCAGCAACGAGAAGCGGCTCGCACATCACAGATTCAGCAACAAGGCATTCAAGCCCAAGCTACACAACAAGGTGCATTTGGTGGATCCCGCTCGGCTATTGTTGACGCGGAAAGACAGCGTAACTTAGCCACTCAGATGGGTGATATTCAATCTATAGGTCTACAAGATGCGTTTAAAAATGCACAGCAAGCTCAACAGTTTGGCGCTAATCTTGGGTTGCAAGGCTTGCAGGCAGGCTACCAAGGTTTAAACACTGGTATTCAGGGACAGCAAGCTGGCATCGCAGGCATTAATACTGGATTGCAAGCCACTGGTCAAGGCATCCAAGGCGCTCAAACTGGGTTACAGGGTGTTGGTCAGGCTACAAATGCAGGCCAATTTGGTTTACAAGGTGCGAGTACGGCAGGTCAAGCCGCTGGCACATTAGGCCAACTGGGTCAAACCCAGTTTGGTCAAGAGTCAGGCATTAATCAAGCCTTATCTAGTGCAGGCGCACAACAACAAGCATCTCAACAGCAAGGACTAGATGTCGGTTATCAAAACTTCTTAGCCCAACAACAATACCCGTACCAAAATTTAGCGTTCATGCAAAGCATGTATAACCCCACCGCTACACCTATACAGACTATGACATCCGCTTATCAGCAAGCTCCTTCAGCAATATCTCAGGCGGCTGGGCTAGGTCAAGCAGGCATGGGTCTATATGGCGCATCTAAGATGTTTAAAC